TGTTCAAATTGTTAAAATTTGCATCGACTTCGTTGTGAGTAAGAGCGCTGCCCTTGCCAGATCTGGTGACTATTGTGGCCATATTATCAATCCAATGTGATGTCGATTTCGCCAGCGTTCACTCGCAGAACATCTCCAACCGCGACTGCCTTGCTGGTGGTCAGCGCCGAGTGAACGATCATATCGCCGCCTGATGCCGCCGTGAACACGCCGATGTGCGTTACGGTCCCCCAGGCGTTACCTGTACAGGCTGGGTATTCAATGGCGCCCGAATTGGTGGCCAGGTTGCCGGAGACTGACCAGGCGGCCGTCTGGCGCGCGTAGCCATTGCCTGAGACCTCATTGCCGGATCCGGCGTCTGTCGGATCGCTGGTAAACAATGCCAGATACCAGGCGGTCGGTCGGCTGACTGATGTCGTCGTGAACACGTAATTTAAGACGTGAGTTTCATATGTATTACTAAGGCTCATGCTGATCTCCTATTAGCTGGCGCCATGCCCCGGTGCCGCAAGCGCAGCCCGGTGCCGTTGTATTTAGCAGCATGGCTGCTGTTGGTGATTTCGTTGAGTGCGCGCTCTGCCAGGGCCGACCAAACCTGGATCCGCTGGTCTTCGCCGAGATAAGGCGCAGAGTGTGTGAGAGCGCCGTACAGGTACAAGTCTGGATTGCCTTCTAGCAACCAATTGGTGGCCGTACTGTCGCTCAGTGCGTCTATTTTAGCGTAGTAAATTAATTCGGACGTGTACGCCGTGTCAGGCGTTGGAAAGACCTCGAATTGGCCGTCAACAAATGCGTAGAAAGCGGGGCGCCCGGCGGTGTCGTTTACGTTCCGGCGCATCTCCATCAGTTGCGCATTCGACGCTAATTCGATCGGGTAGGTGCCATCGCCCATGACTTGGAAGCGGATTGTCTCAAGCCAATCGGCAGGCTTGGCGCTGTACTGCGTATCGATCTGGGCGCTGGCGCGTTTCTCCATTTCGAAATGCCGGATGCGACGATTAAAATCAGCCTCGGCCAGAGCAATAAATGTCGGGATCACAGCCGTTAGGTCATCGCGATTTAGGAAATCGCCGATCGATGTTTTTAGGCTGGTAAACGTGAACGACATTTAAAATCCCTCAATTCTCAGTTTCTGAAAATCGCCAGCGATTAACTTGCGCTTGGCGTATGCCATGTATTCTTTAGTGCCTACGGCGGCACCGCACTCTTTCGCCCAGTTTTGCGCCACTGTGCCAGGCACCCTGGCTGCCAGGCGGCCATTGCGGCCATAACTCGGCATCTCATCGTAAACGCTGCGCAGGCGCCCGTTGGCGTCCAAAAGAGGCTGAACATCCTCGGTGGTTTTGACGTATACGTGGCCGTCCTGTTCTTTAATCATTCTTGGCTCCGATTAGTGGGTGGGCGCCCAGTTTCCTGGACGCCCAAACTGTTTAGGACGCTTGGATATCGCGGATCGCGCCTTGCGATTTCTCCGCGTCTACCTGGAGGCCGTATTCGCAAGAAATCAGCTTGCGCTCAGAGTGACCTGTCTTGGCCAAATCTTCCTGCTTTGTGGTTTGCAAGTAAGCCACGCGCAGATAGTTTGGATCCAAAACATACGCCTCACGCGCTGAACTGAAGCGCGATGGAACGATCTGCAATTCGCCGAAATCGGTGACTACAAAATCAACCGCACCAGAGATCCGCTTGTCATCGGCCTCTTTGTAGCGAGTGGCGTTGCCAGTGAACGTAGACGAGATCTTCTGCTTGATCGCCGGGCCAACCAGAACCATGCTCGGATCCGCGCCTTCCGTCCAACACAACTGAACGACATTGTTGAGCATCGCCTCTGTGATGGTGCGCAGAGTGCCGTTCTGGTACGCCGCATTCGGATACCCGGCTGCGCCAGTTCCGCTTGTGGTAGGCGCTGTACCGCCGCTGTGCTTGTCCACGTTTGTGATCAAGAATGCAGACAGACCAGCGGTCGCTCTGGCAGCCGATGCAGAGCCAGCGCTACCCGCCGCATTGGCGCAAAGCATAGTTTCCATATCGCGCTTTAACTCACGCAATTTGAGTGCCATTTGCTCTGCCATCGTTTGAGCATTGGCAGCGCCATTGACCGCTTCGTTGGTCGATGATGTCTCAACAACTTTGTCCGAAAGCTGAACGTAGTTCTGCACTCTGACAGGCAGCGTGGCGGCATCGTTGCCTGGCGCTGCTTCGCCTTCAATCACCCGGTTGGATGCGTTGACCGATGCGAGTTCGGTGACAGGCCATTCAAAGAGCGTATTTGAAACGTCTTTTGTGCCAGCCGCTTGCATAAGCGGAGCATCATCGGGTGAAATCGAAATCAGAGCGTCTTGCAGATCGTCTCTGAGGGTGGTTACGGCATACGTTTGTACCGTGTTGCTATTAACAGCCATGTCTTATTTTCCTGACATAATCCACGCGGCCACGTCTGACGTGGACCCCGTGCGTTTCATTTGTGAACGCGCTGCTTGGGCTTGTTTTTGCTGGCTGGTTGACTGAGATCTCCGCGCACCTGGCTTAATCGCGCCGCGTTTCATTTCGGCTGTATCGACGTTGCCACGGCTCTCAAATTGGTGAAGAGCGTGAAGCGCAGAAACGAAACGGGGATCCGCTTCGTTCTTCATTTCGGCTTCGCTAAAACCATACTTGGCGCCAGTTTTCATCATGTTCGCAATTGTCTCTGGGCCTTTGACCGGGTCTTTTAAAATCGGTATTCGTTCCATGAGATTTGCGGCTTCTTGCTGCACATATTGATCGCGCTGGGCCGATTGCTGGGCCTGTTGCTGTTGGTGCAGTAAGTACTGTTGCTGTTGTAGGGTTTGGCGCTCGGCCTGGGCCGCTCGGAAATCTTCCATCGCTTCCAGGTATCCAATTGGATCTGTCTCGCGCATTGATTTATCGGGCGGTGTGAGATCGTCAGTTTGCAGACGTTCATTGACTTGAGCCAATGCCTGAGCATACGCATTCGAGGTTTCATGCGCTTCGGCCTTTGCTGCTTCAACGGCCTTACGTTGTTCAGCGACTTCGCGCATCTGTTGTTGGATATACTGTTGGCCGCTGTAGTCGCGGGTGAGTTCTTGCTCGGTGACCTCGCGCATTTCGCCATTAACTTTTACGTTAAAGACACGCTCTGGCTCGGCATAGACTTCCGGCTCATCGGCTTGTTCGTAATCCTCAGTAATTTGCTCCGGCTGATCGATCTGATCATCGGACATAGTTTCTTGGACAACCGCCTCATCTGAGGTCTCGTTTTGAGGTGCCTCGGCGGGTTGCATGATAAGGTGTTCGGCAACCGATTTGTGATCGTTTGCATTCATTTCTGTAGTCGCGTTATCCACGGTGCTACGGCCTTTTTTTGGTCTTTCTTTCGGCCATTCGCGCATCGTGCAGCACGCGCTGCATTCGATCAGTCAAATGTTCCATTGCGCGGATCAGCAGCCGCGCCTCTGCGATTTGGCTTTCGGTCGCATCGGGTGCCAGGAATATTGCTACCTGGTCCGATTTTACCTCGGCCATTAGTTCCTCAAAAACGGGGTCGGTCATAATCGCTCTGACCCGCTCTGCCCGTTTTCCGATATCCATTACATCATGCCCTGTTCGCGCGGCGCGGCCTGTTCGGCCCTCACTCGCTCGACATCAACTGACGTGCCATATTTGCCCAAAATCTCAGCCACTTTGACCGCCAGATCCTGTACCATTTGATCACGGCCACGATCGTCGCTCATCGCCATTTCTTGTTGTCTCAATTGCATGTTCGCCTGGGCCTTCTGGCTCTCAAGCTGCAATTTCATCATGTCGCTCTGGCCGCGCTGTTGCGCCTTCATTTGTTCGACTTGTAAGAACGCCGCATTGGGGTCTGGCTGGCCTTGCTGCGCCTGTTGCTGCGCTTGCTGGGCTTGCTGGGCCATCATCGCTTGTTCGCTCTCCATCGTAAGCGGCATGAAATAACGATCAGCGTCTTTTATCCCGGCGGCCGATAACAGATCGGCGGCGGTATTTCTGAATTGGTGCATCATCACCAACCCATTGCCAGGGCCGTATTGCTGCAAGATGCCTTGCTGAATTGTCATTGCCTGTTGCAGCGCCGCCTGGCGCTCTTCGGCCCGGCCAGTGCCAAGGCCAACATTGGTGGTCATATCCATATCTGCTTGCCATGAAGATGGGTCCACTGGAACAAAATTGCCGTTCAGACGCATTACAGTTTCTTTGTCCTGGTGTTGGATCGACAGATGCAAAATCAACTTGAACAATTGCGTCATGCCGCCTTCGGCCAGGTTGCGCGCCATCACTTCAGTTTGGCCAGCGGCGGCGGCCATCTGAGCCGAAACGGCCACGGCCGTTGTCGATTGTAGCTGATCTGGATTTAAGCCTTGGGACGCGCGCGTGATCCCGGTTTTGCTTTCGATCATCTGATCCATGTATTGCAGCGCTGGGAGCGTCTGCCCGGCCGCAAACGGCACGGTTAGATCCTGGATGGCGCCAGGCGATCTAACCCTGATCACAGCACCAATTTCGTTATTTAGAACATCGTCAAGGTTGGTCGCATTTTCTTGCACAACCAGCCGGGGCGTGTTGGTCATCGCTACGTTGTCTAGAATGCCACGCATAATCGATGTGGCGGCATCCTGATCGTCGCGGATTAGATCAACAATTGAAGTGCCGAAAAAACTGTGTGGTTCCGGCGAAATTTCGAAAACGGCAAACGGGATTTTGTCGATCGGTTCAGCGCTTAGAAGCGTATAGGATCCACCGCCAAGCACAAATCGATATAGTGACGGTATCCCGGTGCCAAACGTATCAACGCGCATATAAGCCTCAGAGACAGCGACCAGGCGCATCGATACATCCTGATTGCCTTCGTTATCGTCTGTGCCAGCCGTCACGCTATAGCCGTGGCGCGCGCTACGCTCACTGTCGCGCGTTTCATCCGCATCGCCCAGGGCGCTTAAATCGGCCACCTCGTCAAAGTCATAGCCCAGCGCCACCAGGTCACCCACTCGCATTTCAGTGCGGTGAACAACGCAATAAGCGTCCTCTAGGCTGCGCGCTTCGCGGTTAACGAAAAATTCCTCTGGCGGGATACTGTCGATCTTGATCTGCCCGGTGCGCTTTTTGCGCGCTACCCGGCACGATATGATCGGCGTTTCAATGTCCATTCCTGACGCCGGATCCATAGTGATTGTTGTCTCAATTTCCTGAGACATCACGGTCAGATCTGGCTGGCCTTCCAGGAAGTCAAACGCCGCTTGGTCTAGCCCGGTATATTCGTGAATTGTTTGGTGATCTGTATCTTCGTAATAGGCCTTTAAAATGCCAACGCGCTTAACCATTGCATCGTGAAATGCGTCTGATAATAGCCGGAAACCGTTGTTTTTGCTGAATATATAATTGCAATACGATGTGGCCTGGGCAGCCGCCGCAACGTCTTCTGGGCCGCGCGGAATAAATTCCACCGCCTTGTCAGTGGTCATAAACACTTTTTGCAGACTTGGCTTAATTGCCCTTACGGTATCTCGCACTTTCGTGCTGACGATATTCGACCGCCCTTCTTCAACACCCAGGTCGGTTTCGCCATCCATATAGCGTTGCGCCTGGATCCGGCTTGGGGCGATATCGCTGTCGATAAAATCAACGCACGATTTCACAGCCGTCGATACGATCGACTGCAATTCGTCGGAGGTGAGTTCTTGCGGTTCTTGAGCCATAGCCCTCGAATACCACCGCCCTGATTTTATTTTAACTTATGCCGATTTTTTCTTAGCGTTGCGCGCGCTGATCGCCTTGCCCTTGCGCACGGCATCGGCCTTTGAACTGGCGCCCCAGGCGCGCAGCGATTTTAGCAATGGCGTTGCTTTGCCGTCCTTCGTTTTTTCGGGACCGGGCATTTTTCCCATGCGTTGCAAGAAGGCGGCGCGGCGTGGGCCAGATCCGCTTTTTTCTGGCGCGCCCATTAGAACCGAGCCTGCCAATGCGGCCCATCCAAGAACGGTCTACGGCCAGCATTTTTACGAATTGAAATGTATTCGTCTATTAGATCGTCGCAATCAATTTCTTCTGCGCAATAGTCTTGAACATGCCAGCAAGCCCCCCAGGTCAGCGACAGGCCAACCTCACGCGCGGCTGACCGCATCGCCTCGGCCGTTGCAACATAATAGGGCATTTCCCATCTGACGCCGCCGTCATAGCACACCAAATCAACCGCGTGGCTGTAGCCGTCATCCTGGATCAAATGCTTTGATCGAAGTGTTTTTGACGCGCCCGATGCCATCAGCTTTTTCTGCGTGGCCATGTCCCTGACGCCGCACGTCACGCCGAAATCATAAATCGCATATTTGCTTAAAGCAATCTTGACCGTATCAACTAATTGCGGATGAACGCCTTCCAGGCGTTTCAGTGATCTTTTGCTTAGTTTAAACGCCATCGCGTTGTTTCCTTATTTCTTCTTGCTGCCGCAATATTTCGGCTTGTTGTTTCTGCAAATCAAACCAATTGCCCAGGTCAAACTTTTCGACAAAATCGGGAAACGGGATCACGTTATCTTTTTGCTCAAGTGCCATCTTTTGCCTCATTTCTTGGCAAGCAATACGTCACCACAAAATCAGCAGGATTGCTTACATGCCCGTATCTTTGCGCCAACTGGGCGGCCACAGAATTGCAGTGAGTTATGCTGTCAAACACCAGCTTGGGATCTAGTATAATCTGGCGATTTTCTCCCAACCCCAGTATGACCACCAGAACAAACATTTCATTTTTTGCCCATAAACTTGGCCGCTTGCCTAGACGCATAAACGGCGCTCAAAATCAAACCTAACATCGCTTTGTACCAGTCGGGACAGGCATCCAATGCAACAAACCCGTTCTGAACAATCTCGCGTCCGGCATCGCCGCAAAACGCCAAAACCAAGGGCAGCGCGAATATACATGCGTAAAGTTCATCGGCCCAAGAGTTAGACGCATTCTTGGCCATCAGGCGTTCCCATTCGTGGCCGCTCTGGGCCGCTGAAAGGACCACCTGGGCCTCTGCATCGGCTTTGGCTACCCTTACTCGGTTCTCGGCCGCCTTGGCCTCTGTGCGGCCCGTGAGCCACGTTCCCGCCAAATTAGACAGTGGCCCGATTAATGCCTGGATCATCGCTCTTTACTCCCTGCCACGAAATACGATGCCACCAGCCCAGACAGCGCCAAATACTGAGCCATCAGGATACTTTCAGCCGCCTCAACGCGCGCCGGGTCGTACAGAGTGACGGCCGTAGCGACTAGCATCATCACCATTGCCGCCCAGCACATGTGGCGCCTATTTTCCTGGTACGCCTTGAAATCGATGTGTTCGCGTTCTTCTTTGGTCATTATCTGCCCCCGTCCAAATCGCGGCGCATCTCGCCACGGTAATCATCCATCATGCCCAGGATGCCAGAGCGGTTCACCCGGTCGGACGAACTAAAGCCTGGGTAAATGCCCATAGCATCCACGTCAGGTATGACGTATTTTGCCGCGCGCTTGGCCGCATAGGGCGCCAAATGAGATCGCAACAACGAAAGATGCCCGGCACCTGTCCCAGCGCCGAAAACCTCCAAACCAGCCATGATATCTCTTGCTAATAACTTTTCTCTATTTGTCGGCCCCGCCAAGATCTCAGATCCATAGCCCACCGCTTTTTCGGTTAATCCAAGCAATCCCAATAACCCGGCCAAGCCCAGATCTGCGCCAACACTGATGCCGCGATTGACAGGCGCCATAATGCCGCCCTTCATGCTGTCCGGCATCATGTCATAGGTAACATTGCCAGTGTTTGAAAGAATGCCTTTTGCAATATCAAATGTATCCTGGGTGTATGCCTGGCCGTTGGGAAATTGCTCACTTGGCTCTGTTATGCCCGAATATTTATAACCGAAATCATTGCCAACATCGCCAAAGTAATTATCTGGATCCGGCCTATATCGATCGTCCAGAGATCGCTTTAGGTCTGACAAGGTTTCCGACAAAATAAAACTTAAAATGCCTTTTTGATCGACCTCTGGTCGCGCAGCCCGGCGCTGATCTGACAACATTCTAGACCTAGCCTGTTCGGCTTGCATTTGTGAAAATCGATCTGTCAGATAGTTGCCCATTATTGCCGCTCCCGTCGATCGCCCATCAGCGACCCTAAAATGCCCGTTGTGCCAAGCGCCGGGACGCCAAA